GACGAAGTATAGCGACTTGCCTGGATTTGTACAGAGATTGTTTTGTGAGCAGGAAAATTTGCAAGTGTTGTGTAAATCCTGTCATGATGTAAAGACGAAAGAGGAACGTAAGAAATGAATCCATTTGATGATGAAGACAAGATTTACATTGCATTTGAAGTGAGAGGACATGGAAAGGAAAGTCTTTTCCGTGCTGAGTATGTTGATGATGTGCATTGGTCTGAAGTGTTGGATGATGTGATTAGCCGACTGGAAGCAACGTGGGGATATTCTTTCGACGTTCCTTTAGAAACACCAGGCGGTATGGCAGGCATCTATCACGTAGGTAAGAAACGTGAGAGCGAATGACATGCAAGTGGGCGGAGAGCATTACACATCCAAAGACATCCAACCGTGGGCAGCCATGGAAGCGTGGATGTCTGAGGAGGCATTCAAGGGCTACATTTGGGGCAATGTAATCAAATACATAGCTAGATGGGAAGACAAAGGTGGGAAACAAGACTTGGAAAAAGCAAAACATTACCTTGACAAATTGCTTGAAATCACGTAAACTGGTAGGTTCGCATCAATGATGACGCTTGAAGAATTGAAACAAAAGTTGATGCAGTTGGATGAGATAACGCTATTGGAAACATTAGAAATCACCTCTGAAGACATTGTTCACAGATTTAGTGACATAATAGAAACCAAATCATCTTACCTTACCGGAGAATTTGATGACTACTTATCTTGGAATTCAGATTGATTATGAAAGAGACTTTAGACTTAGTGATCAAGCAATTAAGCTCATGCATGACTACTATATGCTTGATCATGAAGACAGTCCTCAACAAGCTTTTGCACGTGCATCTGTCGCTTACTGTTATGATGACCTCAACTTGGCACAGCGCATTTACGACTATGCTTCAAAGGGTTGGTTTATGTTTGCGTCACCTGTGCTGTCGAACGCACCTGAACATGGCAGAGACAATCGGGGCCTGCCTATTAGTTGTTTCCTTACTTATGTGGGGGACAATCTTGATAGCCTTATTGAGCATAATGGTGAAGTAGCATGGCTTTCCGTAAAGGGCGGCGGTGTGGGTGGGCACTGGTCAGACGTTCGTGGGATCAGCGACAAAGCACCAGGGCCGATTCCGTTCATGAAAGTAGTGGACGCTCAGATGACAGCGTACAAGCAGGGGAAGACACGGAAGGGAAGCTACGCAGCATACCTCGACGTAAGCCATCCTGACATCGAAGAGTTTGTGAATTTTAAAGTGGCGACAGGTGGTGACATCAATCGCAAGTGTTTTAACTTATTTAATGCTGTGAACATCACAGACGAATTTATGGAGGCCGTAATCAATGGACGTGAATTCAATCTTACAGACCCGAACACAGGAATTGTCAGAGATACAATCGAAGCTCGTAAGCTGTGGCAACGAATCCTTGAAGCTCGCTTCAGAACTGGCAGTCCTTACCTTAACTTTATCGACACAGCCCGAAGAGGCTTACCAGAAGCTCAGAAGCAGCTTGGTCTCACAATTAATGGTAGCAACCTGTGCAACGAAATCCATCTCGCAACATCTGAAGACAGAACCGCAGTGTGTTGTCTCTCCTCAGTCAACCTTGAGTTCTACGACGACTGGAAATCAAGCGGAATGGTTGGAGACCTTATCCGATTCTTGGACAACGTGCTTCAATACTTTATTGACAACGCACCAGAAGAACTTGGAAAAGCTGTATTCTCAGCATACAGAGAACGTAGCATCGGTCTTGGAGCAATGGGCTTCCACGGCTACCTCCAATCCAAAGGCATAGCGTGGGAATCATGGCAGGCTGCTAGTGCCAATTACGCCATCTTTAAGGACATTAAGGAGCAGGCCGTTGCAGAAACATATACACTCGCAACAGAACGTGGCGAATGTCCTGATGGAGTTGGCACTGGGATTCGCAACATGCATCTACTTGCTATCGCTCCCAATGCTAACTCTAGCATTCTGTGTGGTTGCAGTGCCTCTATTGAGCCTCGCATGTCTAATTGCTTTGTGCATCGTACTCGTGCGGGTAGTCACACGGTTCGTAATCCGTATCTGGAGAAGCTGCTAGATGAAAAAGGACAGAACACTAAGAAGGTATGGCAAAGCATTCTTGAAAACGAAGGCTCTGTTCAGCACCTGGAGTGGTTATCGCAAGACGAGATGGATACTTTTAAGACAGCGTTTGAACTTGACCAGTCATGGGTGGTGGAACATGCGGCAAAACGTCAGGAGTTTGTATGTCAAGGGCAGAGCGTCAACGTCTTCTTCCCATCGGGCACGGACAAAGCTCTCGTTAATCAAGTACATCTCAAGGCATGGAAGGAAGGGCTTAAAGGACTATACTATCTCCGGACAACTGCGGGTGTTACAGCAGAGAAGGTTGGAACGAAGGTAGATCGTAATGCGCTGAAGGACTTTCAAGACGATGATGTCTGTGTGAGTTGTCAGGGATGATAAAGTATCTCCTTGTAATTCCTATGTGATGTAGGTTGATAATGCTGAATAAGGATTGGAAACGGTCGGGAGTCAGCACCTAATTTAATAGGCATATGGGTATTAAATGAGTCATATATTGATCAATATAGCCATATATGATGCGTATATGAATCATTGGTGTACATTATGTTCCGTTTATGGTAGGTTTGTGTACACTAATAAGCGCACAAAAGTGTAACATGCGACATTAATATGCGCATAAAACTGGAGACAAGCACATGAAGATTGAACTAGATGACGACACCATCTGTGAGGTTGTCAAGCAAGAGTTGATGCAGTTGTATGAGCACAGTGAAGAAGGATGGTATGAGATTGATGAAGACACTGACAAATTTCAAGCGGCCATCGCTTTAGTTCTGAAACAATATATGATACCATCTGAGTATCGCAAGTGGGCATTGGATAAGATGGCGGCTCACGCTGAGAAACACGGGCTGTATGATTTGGGGAAGAACGCATGATGGTAGATGGATACAAACTGAACAGCAACCTAAAGCCTATTACACGCTTCGATTTAGAAGAGAAGATTATGGAGACGTGGCAGACTGTCACCGATTTGAAGGCACTCTATAGCAACATAGAGTATATGGATGAAGACCAGATGTTGAGTGCTGTTGATGGACTCGCCATCTTCGCTGAGATGCGCTGTGACGCACTGTTCCGTACATTTGAAGGCATGTTACAAAACGAGAGGCTTGACCGTGAGGGACACAACAGAAACGCTGATTGAACGACTAGAGTCTATGCGTACATTTGACAGGCAGTTTCACCTGTTGTACACTGACTCTATCAATCACCTTGAAAAATTACAAGACGAAGTAGATCGGCTCGCAAAACACAACGAACAACTATTACAAGTGATTTATCAAAACCAATCATCACTGGAGGAAGGATGTTAGAAGCATCGACATCATACAAACCGTTCAAGTATCCATGGGCTGTTACATACGCTACAGAGCATGAGCGTATCCATTGGATTGAGGATGAGCTTGAATTACAGACAGATGTTAACCATTGGAAGTCTGATAAGCTTACAAAATCCGAAAAGAATCACATCACTCAGATCCTACGCTTGTTCACTCAGACGGATGTAGCCGTAGGCACTAACTACCTTGAGTATTATATTCCTAAGTTCAAGAACAATGAGATTAGGGCAATGCTTACGTCATTCGCAAGTAGGGAGTTTATTCACCAACGGTCATACGCACTGCTCAACGACACGCTTGGGCTGCCTGAAGAAGAGTTTACAGTGTTCTCTGACATCCCTGCGATGCAAGAGAAGCTAGACTTCATGGGGGATATTGACGTACACAGCGTAGCAGGAACAGCAATGGCTATTGCACGTAGTGTAATGAATGAGGGCATGAGTCTGTTCAGTGCGTTTGCAATGCTACTCAACTACCAACGCTATGGCAAGATGCCAGGCATGTGCACTGTTGTTGAATGGAGTGTTAGAGATGAAAGCCAACATGCTGAAGGGATGGCGAAGTTGTTTAGGGCGTTCTGTGACGAGCATCCACGCATTGTTAATGACGACTTTAAGAAAGACATCTACCAGATGTTCCGTATGGCAGTCAAACTGGAAGACAAGGTTATTGATTTGGCGTATGAGATGGGTGACTTGGAAGGTTTGTCGGCGGCAGATGTCAAGCAGTACATTCGCTACCTCGCAGACAGACGTCTACTCCAACTTGGTCTCAAGCCGAACTGGAAGGTTAAGGACAATCCTCTTCCGTGGATGGAAGAATTATTAGGTGGCTCTAGTATGAGCAATTTCTTTGAAAAGCGTGTAACAGACTACAACGCACATGGACTAGAAGGAGATTGGGGATGGTAAGTGTGGCCTTTCATCACGGCTTTGGCCTGCACGTAGAATCTGTACAATCACAGCCCGTCTTAGGATGGGGTGCAGGAGAAACAATAGACGAAGCCCAAGTGTACTTCTTTGATGGGTTTATTATTAATCTCCCATTGATGAAGATACACATTGGCGAGGTGTTTGATTATTTTAGCTAGTTTCACTCTCCGGTGAAAACATTGCCCCCGTTATGGGGGCTTTTTTATTGCTGTGGTACAGGCTCTGGCGTTAGTGTTGTTGCAGATACACGAGACAAAATATTCACTAACTGATTGTAGGCCTCTACGGAGCCTTTTCGCAGTGCTGTCGGGTCTACAGTTTCAAGAATATCAGCACTCCAGTTTTCATTAGTAATGTATTCAATCATTTGTTCAGAGCGCTTTTTCTGGAAGAAATCTAATCCAGAGAATACAGCCGCCCCTGTTGCACCGCCAAAAGCACCACCGCCTGACGGCGTTGGAACTTCGTCACCCACTCCTGCAATTTGTCTTTGTAATGGACTCTTTTCAATAGCGGATAAAATCTTTCTTAGTTTTTCTAACTTCTCCACTGCCTTCGGAGACGATGATAGCTTTCTTTTTAGATCATCAAAATCAGAATCTTTTTTCATTGTTCTTTGAAAAAAAGAAACCGGATCAACCACCTCAATTGTTTCACCTGTTGTTGATATTGCTTTTTGTTTTGTTGGAATTGCATCAAGTTCTTTCTGTAATGCTTTTCTTGTAATCGTCAATCCCGATAACACACGGGTAGCAGCGTAGTCTGGAACAAGTTCATCCAAACCTGCAACCATTTCTTGTTTAAACGATTCGATATTTTTGGCGGCTTGTGTTTTACCCGCTTTAAATAGTTTACTTTGCTGTTCGTCCAAATAACGTTTAAACATGTCAAACTCAAGTGCGCTGTTTTTTGGTACATTGTCTAACTGAGTAGACCAACCACTGTCACGTTTCATTTTTTCATAGTAGCGACGACCAAGCGGCCCAAGATTGATTTCTTTTCCGCTTGTTCTGTCTGCAACTTTTAATGAAAATAAACTATTAATTGCTTCTGGCTTTAGACGTGTTGTTGATAAGTTTTTATAACCTTGTAGAATTTTTTCAGCAACGATAGGCTCATCTGAAATAATTTCTTCTAACAAGTCGTTAATTTTAATGTCAATCTTACCCATTCTGCCACGAATAAACTTACCAAGCTCTCTAGAAGCTTCTGGCGTCATGGTACGTAAGCCTTCTTCAACTGCCAACACCTCCTGCAATCCGCTTGCCTCTCCAGGAGTTAGTTGAATTCCGTATTCATCGGCAATACGCTGAATAGCAGTGTCTATATCTTCACGTCCAACAATTTGTTGTACACGTCCACGAGGAGGTTTAAGAAAATCCACACCTGCTTTAACTACTCTTGGCACAGCTTGGAGCACTGCGGTAGTACCTGTACCGGCTGCTGTACCAATCAGTACATTCTGTGCACGTTCTGCGTCTAATAATTCACCACTAGATGTAGGTAGAACCCCTGCGGTAGTGCCTCCTGCAAGACCTGCTGTAGCACTTCGGCGAACAACACCGCCTGTCACACCACCAGGCACAAGCAAGAGTGGCGCAGTTTCTCCGACAATTTCTCCCGTCTTTGCCCATCCGGTTTGACTCAAAGGCTGTGCTAAATATTCAAGACGTTCTTTTTCAATCTTACGATTTAACGCTTGTCTTTCTTCTGGAGAAACAATACCAAACTTTTCACCAACGCCGTAGCCAATTTGTTGCAATCCTTCGCCAAGACGTGTGAAACCTTCTTGTGCTCCTCTACGATACGCAATCGTACCTTCAAGCTCTTCTTGCGTTGGTGGGACAAACCCAAAATCTGCAGTTTGTGATAAATCTGCTGTATCTGTTGGGATTGGTTGCACACTTGCAGCAATCTCATCAATTTCAGCGTCTGTTAACTGAACATCTGTTTCAATAATGCGCCCGTTAATTTCATATTCAAATGGCATAATTACTTCTCTCTAACTGTGTATCGAGTGCCTGAAGATGTACTTGCAGTACGAGCAGGAGTTACAGACCTTGCCTTTGACTGCGTTAATTCTTCTTGAATTAATTGTTTATATTGGTTTGCTTCTGCACTATTAGGCCCATAAGTTGCGTCAAGCAAATTAAACAAAGCAGGGACAAATGTGTTTTCTGTCCAATCTTTCCATACATTAGGCGGGTCATTTGGTGTTGGTGAAGATTGTAAACTTGCTTGGAAATCCCTGTCTGTTGGGTTTGTTCCAAGTTGTTTTGCAATCTCAGCCGCCCTAACTAACGCACCTTTTTCTAAACGAGATGCTAAAGGAGCTAAATCAGATCCTGTTGTTTTAGCTGCTTCTCTAGTAAGAATATTAGTTCTTCCTACAACATCTTTTAACGAAGGATCAAACACATCTGAAATTAAAGATCGTGCTTGTTGTGTTCTATTTAAGATTTTTTGGCGTGTTTCAATATTCTTTTCTGGAGTCATTCCTGGCACGCCCGGTAAGTCAGGAAGCTCTGCTCCAGTCGCTGTAGCAGGTTGTACAAGTTGTTCTACCGCTTCGGGAGCGACATTAGGCGCAGGCGTAACAGTAGGCGTTACTTGTCCGCCCATTAATGAAGCAGCAGGCACAACTGCCTGCCCGCCTGTCAGTTCTGCCACTTTATTTTTATCGACAAGGTACGGCTCAGTAATTGGTTGGCCGTTGCGGTCTGTGCCAATTGTGCGCTCAAGTACAACATAATTAGATGAAGCAGGGTCGCCTTTGTATTTTAATAAACTAACATCATTCGCAGTTACAGCCGCTTTAACACTCGCAGGTGTAAAATCTTTTGCTAAATCACCTTGCTCTTTAATAGACAATGTTTGAGGATTATTTAGTTTTTGAAGTTTAATATCTAATTCTTGTTGTTTAATATTTGCAAGAGTATCATCTAAAGCAACTTTTTTTGCTTGACGGCCAAGATCCAATGCTTCATAACCTGCTGCATACATATTTTGATCAATCAAACGTTGCGCTAACGTATTATAATAAGCTTCTTGATTGTTTGGATCAAAAGGAACATCTTGTTGCAATTGTTGAATTGTTTCTGCCTGCATCGCCTCAGGCGTCTTTGCACCAAAGAGTCCGCCAACACCTGTAGCTAATTGAGCACCAGATTGATACATCTGTTGTGCAATAGGATCGGTAAAACGTTGAGCACCTTGACTGATACGTTCTTGTGCCATTTGTTGTGCTTGCATTGGTGTAGCAAACAAACCTAAGATTTCTGATTGTCTACGTGCCATAAGAGTTCCTTAGAAAAATGTACCACCACCTGTTGACGGTGCTGTCGTAAATCCTGCGGCAGGGCCAATAGAAGTGTATTGTGGCAATGTGCCTCCAGGCATACCACCACCTCCGCCACCAAATCTACTAAACAAGCCACTTAAATCTAACTGACTAACACCTTGACCAATACCGCCATACAATGCCGCTTGTTGCTGTGCACGTGCGTTGGCTTGATTACCAATGATGTTAGAAATGTTTGTTCCAAACTGTGCTTGTCCTGTTGCCGCCGCAATAGCACGTTGACGTTCAATGTCCGCAATGTCTAATGCTGTACCAAGCTCTTGCTGTCCCAAGTCAAACAAACCTTGCTGACCGCCGAAGTATGCTTGTGCCATACGGAAGTCTTCAGCTTGTTGTTGACGTGCTACATCAAGGCTCTGTGCGGCTGTCTGTGCACGTTGTTGTTCTTCTGCTTGTGCGAGTCCAAGCGCATAAGGATTAACAGCACCGCCCATGCCTACGTCTGTTGCAAGCCCTGTTAAACCTTTAGAGGCTAAATTAGAGAATAGACGTTCTTGCGCCAATGCTCTACCAGGCGCAGACAATGCTTCAAGACGTGCTGTGCGCTCACGGGCTGCTTGCATGGGATCAGCAGATAAACGTCCTAATACGTCTTCCCCAAGCTGTCCGAATGTACCTGCACGTGCTTGTAACTCTGGAGACAATTCAAAACCAACAGACTGTAACTGTCCATCTTGCACTTGAATGTTTGCTTGTCCAAACGGAGATGTTACACCAACAGGACGGAAACGAGCCGCTTCCATTGCCTGTTGTTGCATCTCACGTTGCATTTGAATTTGTCTGTCTGCGGCCGCCGCTTGCGTTCTAGCGGCACTGCGAGCACCCTGCCCTGCAATAAGTCCACCAACAACGGCTCCGCCAATTGCACCCATACTCATGAGAGTTCCTCCACTAGATCCCAAGGATATGTGAAGTCGCTATATCCTTTGGCTTTTACAATGTTTTCCACTTCATTTAAATCCTCTGTTTCTGGTACGCCTGTAATAGCCGCCCACAACACATCTGTTTCTGCATACAATGCAATTCTGCTTCCGTATGGAGCTTTGCCAATGTATGGGCCTTCAATTAACATATCACCCTCTTCAGACTTTACAGCCACAATACCAGAAATAATTATCCATAGTCTTTCACGATTCCACAATTCAGACACAATAGAGACACCGGCAGGAATTGTTAGAACACGTGTATATGCACCACCAATTAAATATTCTTGTAAGCCGTTGTCATTAATTTCATCCATCTGTCCACGCTCACTGCCTAAATGTTCTTGTAAAGCGTGTTTGTAATTTTCAATAACGTCTCGTTGTGCAAGACGTAGTTCTTTATTGTCAACAGGAATGATGGTGTTTTCTACTATCATGTCTTCATGATGTACGCTAGTGCGTAGTATGGAGGTAGATTGGCGTTAGTGGCTGACACACCTGCAGAGTTAATTGTGGGTGTAGCCGAAGACGACAAACCACGATCTGCGGCATTAGTTGTACCTTTTAATGCATATGAAGTATCAGCATCAGCTAATGCCGCTACAGCATTTAATCTATTACTGCTCGTTACAGTAGTGGTGTAACCACCACCACCACCACTTGGTAGACCACCACCGGTGTAGCCCATAATTAAATGGTCGTGGGCCGATTGTGTGTGCGTGTGTGAAACAACAACAGCATCTGCACTGCCGCCTGTATCACCAACATCGTATGTACCGCCACTATCAGCGTCTGCATGAATAACAAAACGTCCAGTGAGGTCTGGTGTAGAATTACTACCATCACATAACACCCATCCCGTTGGAATGTTTGCCACTGTACCAGACCACATTAAAATAGCACCAGATGGAACACTATTTGCAAGTACAAAAGCTGTCGAAGCAATTTGTGTTGTGTTTGTTCCAGATGCCGCTGTTGGAACAGCAGGGACACCTGTAAACGTAGGAGATTGTAAATCTGCTTTTGTAGACACAGCATTGGCAATGGCGTTAAACTCATTGTCAATCTCTACACCCTTCACTTTCTTGTTTGCATCACCAACAGGAAGCGCATCTTTGGATGCAAAGTTGGTGGCTTTAGTATAATTACTCATGATACGAGCTTCCCATTCTTAGCAAATATATCAATCTTCTGAATTGACAAAGGCCCACCATCAATATCGGATTCCACTCCAATTTGTAGCACACCGCCTTTGCCGCCTAAATTTAATGAAATATTATCCAAGAGAATCCCAGATGAATATTCTGCTTCATTGTCTGTGTCATCATCTGAAAAGTATTCATCTGTGTTGTATTCAGATGTAATACCTTCAGCAAGTACAAAAGATGTTGAATTATAATCAATGTTATAATCAAATGCCCATTTTAATGCGGCACGTTGTTCTGATGCACCAACAACAGCAATACGAATTTTCTTCAATATCTTTTCAATTGTGGCATTACCAAAGTCAAAGTAGTTGGTAAAGTATGTCATTCGATACGTCACACCGTTGTCTGTGTAGCCTGTGTATTTACCAACGTATTCTGTCTGTCCAAGAAGAACATCATTGTTATTACGCACAGCATAAGCAGATGGTGTAATGTCTGTCCACAATGTGACACGTCTGCTTCCGTCTTGAAGCTGTGCTCGCATATCAAAACAATAGGTATAGCCTGTAGCAGGAAGTGTTAAAAGATAAAAAGCATCACGAGGTGAATACACAGCTTTGATTCTGTATTGGCTTTCACCTTCAACATACTGTACCAAGTCATCCCGAATGTTTTTAGACACGTCACCGATTGGCGAGGACTGTTCTTGGATGACACGCCCGACAGTGCGTACACCTTCACTTGACAAAAACACAACATCTGTGCCGACATTCTGCACACTGTCACGAGCAATACAGCCAATGCCTTTGATGTGATCAGTCATTTGGAATGATGTGCCTGTAGGATCTTCAGCACCTGCAAAGAATGCAATGTTACGCCGTCCAAAGATAACA